GTCGAGTTGTTTCTCGTCAGTAGCCTCGCTGGCCTCTAGCAGATCGTCATCTTCGACTACCTGTTTGATTTCTTCTTTGGCCATCATTGGACTCCTCTTGTTGTTCTAGAACGGATTTAATATCCTATTATTCTATTATTTATAAAATTTAATTATTATAAGCTACGCATAAACTTCTCGAACATAACAATCTTCTGTTCTTCTAGTTTTTTCGCATCCTTTATTCCCACTTTTTCAATTTCATCTACAATTTCCATACTACGGAATGAAGATGAAGCTGCATCATAAACCCACTCAACTCCTTCCATTACACCATTAACAAATGCTTCTGGTGCGGAGGGGTCTGCAACTATATCAGCTGCTGTTGATAACATAAAATCTGATTGTACTTCTTGAGATCCTCGGTTGTCTTTTAATGTTCCCATACCTCTGGAACTAACGCCAAGCTGTGCTCCTTCGTCTATTAAATTTTTTACTATGTTACCATAAGGTGTATCAAGAACTTTTGCTTTACCCATAAAGTTTGATCCATCAGGTGTTAATTCTTTAATCATATGAGATACTCTCTCAAGATTAATTGTAGGACCTTGTGGATGTCCTAACTCACCATATGCTTTATTCTTTTGAATGTATTCTTTATTGTAACGAGCTGCTTCTTTAGCAAGTACTTCTTTGGGATACATTCTACCATTACGGTTCTTAATATCTCCTTGCATAAAGATACCTTCTATAAAGTAATTTTTCTTTTTAGTTTTTTCATCTTCTTCGAAGATATATTTTACTTCTTCGTTTAACTCTGTAATAAGTTTCATTAGTCTTTCCTAATATGTTGTTGAGCTATAATTTGAAGTTTTTTGGAATTCAATAATTGCAGTACTGTTTGCATCAGCAAATGTAACATTTATTGCTTGATCACTATTAGCACTTAACAAACAACCAGCTGCTTTGAAATCAAAATCAAATGAGTCGTCTGTATCACCAGATATGAATACGTTTGTTGTATTCCTAGCTATTTTTAATTGTCCTGAACCAGTATAAAATATACGTGATATTGCTGCCTCAGATACTGTTTCTCCAGTTGCTGCTAAACCTGACAATGCAAGATTAACTACAGATGCAGAACCAGGTTTATAAAGTACTACTACTTTACCACCACCTGGAGCTAAATGATTTGATAATATCTGACTAGCCATTTACTTATACTCCCCACTGTGATGCAAAACTAATTAGTTGTTGCGTTCCACCTTTTGTTAAAAGTTTTTGTTCAAACTCTTTTTTGTTTTCGTCATTTAAACTTTCATAGATTTTTTTTAATGCTTGTGAATCTTCTAATGTAAGTTTGAATTCTTTATTCTCTACAGTTACAACTTTATCTTCTGTAGCATTTATAATACTTTCTAAAACTGTATCTTCTGTTTGAGCTTGTTTAGTAGCAGTAGCATGCATAACACTTTCTGCATCTTTACCATATCTTTTAATAAACTCATGTGTATTCTTTTTCATGCCCTTAACAATTTCTTCTTTTCTTTTCATTTTTGCATCAGACATTTCGTATACTGCTTTATCGTCTTCGTGATCTGTTCTTTTCTTTTTTCTCTTCTGTTTCTTACCAGAAAAGATATCATCATTAGAACCATCTTTTGGTTTATGAGGATAATCAGTTTTTTGAATTATATGTTTGTCTACAAAAGCCTTGTCACCAGGTGACTTTGGGTTTGCAAAATCTGATTCTTTAACTATTTGTTTCAGAGTTTTCATCTGTTGTTTCTCCTGTGGCTTCTGTTGCATCATCAGCATCAAGCTCTTTTTGTTCTTCAGGTGTTAATTCCATTTCAGTATCCTCATCAGGTACACTGTCTTTGTTACCACCTTCTTCAGCACCATCACCAACTTCTCCTGTTGGATCCAATCCTGCTAGCTTAGCTGCGACTTTTGCTCTAATAGCTTCCACGCCAGCATTTACTTTGTCTTTCATTAGATCGCCAAAGGCGTCTCCAAATTTTGCTGGTTTACCTGTGGCTGCAAACTTAATCATTTCGTCACTATTGTTTTCTGGCATAATAATATCCTTACGTATATATATTTATAATTCTTGAGCTGGCGGTTCTTCCTAAGGAGGTTGATCGTCCATTGGTTCTTCTGGCTGTGCTTCTTTACCAGCAGGCTCAAGTTCTTGATGAATAGTTCCATCCTCTTGTTCCTCTGCTATTTCAGCATCCATTTGTTCCATTTGCTCATCTGTCATTCTTAAAATATTCTTCTTGGCCCATCTCTGTGAGAAATATCTACCAATAAATGGATCAATATTATTTAGGGCGTTAACTCTTTCTGTTTGAATTTCCATTTCTTTAAGTTCATGGAAATGATTATCTTCCATAAAGTCATATCTAATAAACTCTTTAGCTTCATTATACTCTTCTAAAGTCATAATACCTTTAAGTACTAATTGTTTCTCTAAAACTTTATTAAATAGTATTGAGAATCTATTACGAGTTCTACCAATAAACTTTTGGAATTTTAATTCATCTCTACTTATCTCTGTACTTCTACCAAGTTGGAAACCAGTTTCTGATTCTAATCTTGATACAGGAACATTCAATGATCTGTATAATTTCTTTTGGAAGTATAGTACATCTTCTAGCTCACCCAAGTTTTGACCACCACCTAAAGATGATATCTCTGTACCTCTACCACCTTCTCTTCTAGGTAACCAATAGTCTTCTAACATTGTCATGAACTTACGATCGTCTCTTACTTCTCCAGTACCAGCATCATAGACTAATCTATTTTTATGCTTTACCATCATATCTCTTAGATACTGTTCTGCTTTCATCTTAGGAAGATTACCTACATCAATATAGAACACTCTTCTTTCAGGTGCTCTTGATATTCTGTATATAACAGTTGCATCTTCTAAGATACGTAATTGGTTTAATGGTTTGATTGCTTTGTGTAGATGTGATAATACTATTCTATTATCTTCAGACATCATACCAGATGTCACATTGATAACTGAATCTCTTGCTATCTTAACACCTTGCTCACCAGCAGCAGCGGTAGGAGATCCACCAGGATAACCTGTGAACCCTTTTTCATTATAGATAAAATACTCTTCTTTAGTCTTTTGTATTGTTACAGCACCTGGTCCAGATACTGCAGAAGCGTTTCCAATCCTTTGCTTTTGAACTGTTCTTATCTTTTTAATTTTTCTTGGATCTACGTAACGTAATTCTCTAACACCATCTTCTGGATTGTCTCTATCTACTACTACATGATAGTATAGTCTACCATCAATATACCAATGTCTAAAGATTTCATAACCTTTACTATTAAAATCTAATAGTCTTAATGTGTTATCAAATTCTTCACGTATAAGTTGTTTAAGTTTTGGACTACCTTCTAAGCTATCCAAATTCACTTCACAAATCTTATGCTCTTCTCCATAGACAATAGTCTCATTAACTATATCATCAATGGCAAGTTCACACTCTGGCTGTAAAGCCATACGTCTGTATCTTGTTATGAGTTCTGATTCGGTCCTGGTTGAGCCTTCTAGATCAACGTAGGTACCATAAGCACCGCCTTCTGCGACTGTTATAGCACCTTCGTCATCTATCTTTGGTGCAAAAGAACCTATATCTTCTTCGGTCTTTACACCTTTTCTTTTAAACTCAAACCCAAATAATTCCGCCATATTAATTTCACCTTTATATTTTCATTATATATTTATGTGCCACCAGCATTACCGGTAACACCACCAACCTCCCAATAGTCATATTGGAATGTAACAGTAAACTCTTCTAAAGTATCTGTTGTATTCCAATCTAAGTCAATAGGGCTTACTTCTGTTGGAAATAAACCATTGAATGTATAATTTCTCAACGGAAGACCAGTTTTCCCAAAATGGGTCACTGTTGCGTTTGCTTTATAGAGAGTAGGACTTGCTGTAGCAAATGAACGTAAGTTACCTAGATGTGAATTAATACTATTAGACCACTCTTCCATAGAGTTTCTAATAATCATATCCTCATCTTGTATTAAAGTAACTGTCCACTCAGCAAAAGTTCTGTCTCCAGCAATTTTTACTTTACGACCGAAGTACGGTACTTCGATTGTTCCTAATGTAGAAGCAGGCATTTGCGCTGCTCTACACATGAACGGGAATTTTAAATCCGCAGCTGCATTTACAGGGTTAGTCAATGTCACTTGAAAGAGTGACGGACGTGCGCCTCCAAGAGCTAGTTGGGATTTTATTTCGTTAATATTAAAAGCCATTATTGCTTCTCCTTTTACCTAACTATTTATCTTAGAATTGACCAACAACTTCAGAGAATTCAACTCCTGTACGAACCGCTACAAAGTTTAACTGTATGAAGTTAATTGCTCTTGCAGGTTTAACATAAATGTCTCCTACAAATCTGTTAGCATCAATTACTTCTCCAGTGTTATTTGTTTCGTCACATACAACTCTAAAGTCAAATATACCTCTTCTGCCTTGTACATCTCGTAAGAATGGTTCTACCATATTACGGAACTGTGCTCTAGTGAACTCATCATTAAATTCAAATAGAGTAAACTTAGCTGCAGTTGCTATTGCTTTTTCTAGAACAATGAATAATCTTCTTACATTTATTCTATCAAATGCACTTGGTTTAGATAGTAATGTTTTATCACCAAATAGCAATGTTCCTTGACCTGGTTGAGTTATTACAGGATTAACTTTATTTTTATAAAGTATATCTCTGTCTGCTTTATCTGGATTGTATGGAAGTTTGATTGCATTTTTAATCACACCTCTATTATATCCTGCAGGACTGAACCATGGGTCTCTTGTATCATCTGTTCTTACACAAAGACCAGCTATGTCACCATTAAGTGGGATATATCTATATACATCATTGTACTTATCGTATTGATATTTCCATCCACTATCCATAACTGCATATGAACTTGCTGTTAATGAGTCAGCAAATGTTTTAACATCATTACTTTCTCCACCAGTATTGTTTACTACATCAGCCTTTTCAGGTGAGCAGAATACTACACAGTCTTTTCTGACATCAGCAATATTATCAATTAGATAATTTGGCCATTGTTCTCCATTAGTACCTCCTCTGGATAATCCAGCTACTACTAATGATATATCAACATCCTCTGGACTCTTGAACAAGTCAACAGCTGATGCTAATTGTCCTATTGCAATTGAAGTTTCATTTGGATTAGTTCCATCTGAACCAACTTGGAATGAAGATGTAAATGGTATTACAGCATTAACATGATTGTTTAATAACGCACCTGTATTTGAATATGTTTGTGCAGCAGTGTTCACATTAGATGTTGCTCTAATATTTGTACCACCTACCCATACCCAATTGGATTGGTTATCTATAACATCTTTATAGTATATTGATTCACCACTTTCGTTCTTTGCATCAGATGCTCTTGATAGACCTTCCCATACTTCTAAAATGTTATCTTTAACACCTGTGATGTCTCCATCTTCATCAGATATTACTATATGTAATTCATCATTAGCAGTATTGTTTGCTACGTTGTTTGACCAGTCAGATTGACCTGGGGCTTTATCAACATTGTCTCTGTATTCCCAGAAACGTGTAACTCCACCTGAATTAATACTATCTCCTACAGTACTGTTTGCACTAAGGTCTGATGATAATCTGTATTTTTGATCTAATGTAAACGATACGTTAGCAGTAAATGTTGTAGTTCCACCTGCATGACTACCTCCAGCTTGTACAGCACTCTTTGCTACAATCTTAGCTGTTTGATAACCAATAGTACTATTACCTAAACGTACTGTGTCTCCAACTGTAAATACTGTTTGTGCAGTAGTCATAGATAAATTAGCACCAACTCTTATAGCATGTGCTGTTTGACCAGAACTATCTCCTGACTCAGTACCTGTTTGACTGAATAGTAATGTATTACTACCAACAGACATAGTTGCTACAAAGTTATTATTAGATCCAGCAACATCCATTGAACTGTTTGTTACACCAGTAAATGTACTTTCAAATGCTAATGGACTATCACATACACTAATTTTTAAACTATTACCTAATGATCCTGGATACTTTGCTATGAAAGCTGATAATGATGCTGTAGATGATAATGTTAAACCATCGTGATGTTCTTGGTTTTTGATTAAATCTGTTTGTGTTGCTACTTCATTGTTTGCAACTGTTGATTGGTTTTGCAATACAGTTGAATTAATTGCATCAGCTGGTATTGCTCTTGCTACAAATAACTTATTACCATATGATAAAAAGTTTGCAGCTGTGAAAAATGTTGTGAAGTTGGTTGAATCTGGCTCACCAAAGGTACTTGCTAACTCTTCTTCAGAAGATATTAGGCTTCGCTCTTCAGCGGGTCCCCATCTAAACCAACCAGCTAGGGCGCCTTCTGTGGTAGAAACTGCAGGTATAATGCCTGTCAGATCTATCTCGGAGACGTTTACGCCTGGACTAACTTGAAATCCCATGTCTTGTTTCTCCTTATATGACCTTTAGTGGTGTTTGTAATTTGGGCTTGTATTTATTTATAAAAACCATGGGCTCACGAAAAAAGTTATAATGCTTCTTTGACAAGATAATTATACTTATTTAAAAATTCTTCTATTGTGGGAGCTGATTCTGGCATTAATGATACAGTAACTCTTCTAGTTTCTATATTCTCTACTGAATGTAATCGTTGTGTATTAAACAAATGCCATTGTTCTTTCTCAAATTTATATTTTGCTATTGGTGTACAATCAGATACTTTCTTTATAAAAGGATCTTCAAAATCTTTAGTACGTACATCTTCATAAAAAATAGTTTCTACATTACTACCACCTACTTCCAATACTATATTAATGCTAGCTGCCTTTACTTTATCATAATGTGGTGGAAAAGATGCTAATTTATCTGTAGGGTTACGCATAACACCTATGATAGGTACAATTGGTTCACCAAATATCTCACTATAAACATTTAACTCTGGTGTTATTTCATCATAAGGATCAAAATTATGCGCCACACAATTAACTAAACCATTATTAAAATCGTTTATATAATCAGTTTTTCTATATGCTTGCTCCATCTTTCTACCAACATCACCAACTGATTTATTGTGTTCTTGTTGTGTTTTTGGTTCAGCTCCTAAACTATCTGCAATACATTTATCTGCTTGTGTATGTTCTTCAAATGTTAACGGTTTATCTAATGCCCATAGATTTGCCCACATCTTCATTTTTCTTTTTACAGAATGTTCTAAAGGTGGAAGGTCTAGTTTATATGCCTTAAAAGATTCCTTGTGTATCATCTACATCCCACTCCGCATGTGTCAATAATGTATCTGCACCAAACTCATCTTTCTCTGCTACACTACCACCAGTTCCGTCACTAATAAAACCAAACGGTAATACATCATCTTCAATTGCTTGTTCATTTTTATTATGTAAATTCTTTCTTATGTCTATATCTGTTAACTCTTTAAAGTATTCTTGATTAGATAACCATGCAAACAATACTAAACACATTACTAAATCATCATTATAACCCTCTTCTGCTTCATAACTATTACCCTTTACAGAGAAAGCTGTAAGTTCTTGTAGTATATCAAAGTCATTTATTTCTAACTTATCATTCTCTATGATAGTTTTTAATGTAGCACAACCTACTCTTTTTAATTGTTTAGTGGTTCTTACACCCATCTGTTGTTGTCCACCACCAAAGCCAGCATTAACTATTTGTCCTGCTCTGCCTCTCCATTGTGCTGTCATTATAAATTCGTATTCAAGATCATGATGTAATATGTCTGCTACTTGCTGACCTATATCATTTATTTCTACAAGACAATATGCATTATTATATTTTTTACCTGCTTCATATATTATATTAGGATATAACATAGGTGCTATAATATTACTTCTAAATGTTGCTACTACTTTATATGGTACAACACTACAATCAATAACAACAAAAGCAGAATAATCATTACCTATACCTCTTGATGTATCAACACATATAGCATATATGTGGTTTGGTTTAGGATCTTCAAACACTTTCATTTGTTCTGATTTAGATATTGGTTCATGAAAAGCTAATTGCCCTAACTTAGTAGGATGTATAAGTGTATTAGATGAACCTAAGAATTCACATTCAAACTCTACTCTAAATTGTTCTTCACTTGTATTTTGTATTGTTTGTTTCTTCCAAGCCTCATCTCTACCTGGAACATCAGACCAATGAACTTCAATAGCTTCATATTCACTTCTAAGTTCTATAGCATCTGTCCATATCTTATAGAAAAGATTCATACCTCTAGGAGTAGATGTTATCATAACTCCTGTTGTATTACCAGAAGAAATTGTAGGATAAGTTGATGCAAAGAACTCTTCTTGTTGATGAGCTGGTACGAATGCAAACTCATCTAAGTATATTAAGTTAAAAGAACCACCACGAACAGAACCTGATGATGTTGCACCAGCTAATATTTTAGAACCATTTTCTAGTTCTACATTACCTTTGTTCCATTCTACTATACCTTGTTGCATCCAATGTGGTAAGTATTCAAAACCTAATTGTATTCTATGTAATATTTCTCTAGCAGTTGCAGCTTTATTAGCTAACACAGCTACATTAAATGACTCATTGAATAATGCAAAGTGTAGTATAAGAGCAGTCATAACAGTAGTCTTGCCAGACTGTCTAGGCATCTTACATATAGTAAACCTATTATCCTGTACACTTCTTATTATATTGTCTTGGAAATCATATGTTTTAAAGTTAATTAAACCTTCGTCTACATTTACTATTTTCATATACTTATTACAAAAGTATAAAATATCTTTTGAGCATTTTGCTAATTCTTTAATCTGCTCTTTTGTGTATTCAATTTTTACATTAGCTTTTTTTAGTCTAGGATTACCAAGATATATTTGATCTTTACGTAACAATACCTTCTTCCAATAACTTTGTTCTGTTTTTCATATGTGCTTCTTGTATGTCATCTTTACTTTGGCCATTGTAAGCTACAGCATGACCTTCTTTAATTAATATTTCTGAGGCAGACATTTGTCCCCAACCAGTTCCCTGTTCGTACTGTGATACAAAGTCACCTAAGATTCTACCAAACTTACCTTTCATATCTTCTCCACCTCTGCCAACCATAGTACGAAGATATACATCATCTTTTAATAATTCTTTTAATCTTTCTTTTGCAGCAAGACCAAATTTCTTTTCTTCTAAATCTCTAGTACGACTTTCTGGAGTATCAATACCATATAATCTTACTCTTTCATTTTTTAACCATACACCAAAACCTAGATCAATGTCAACATCAACGGTGTCACCATCTATTATTTTTAGTACTTCTACTCTATATTCATACATTATTTTTTTCCATTCTTTATTTGATCTATTGCTCTTTTATTTGCTGCTATCATATTATCTTGATTTAGATCTATTAACTCTTGAATTTTTTTAGCTTTCTCTTCAGGAGAGTCAAGATGTAACTCAGGATTAATAATTTTTTCTAATTTTAAATTTTCTATTTTAGTATTAGGAACATATCTCCAAACATAACCAGCATCTGAATATACACCAAAGACTGTTTCTGTTATTCCTACTTTAACTATGACAGCAGGTTTACCATCTAGTATAACATGATCACTCTCATTGAATGCTTTATTCATTCTAAACTTCATACCTTTAACTAATGATGTCACCCATTCTTTAATCCATAAAGTAGCCACAAGTGATATTAGTAAAGCTATCCAAGGTACTAAGAATAGTGTGAGATCCATTGATGCTTCATCTATCATAATTTTTTCTTTCCTGATGGTACATCTCTTGCTGTACCTCCTAATAGTTTAGTTAACTCTGATGTGTTACCTACAAATAAATTATTGTTAATTGTTTTAGGATCTACATTATCATCTTTAAATAAATCTTTTGCTTTCTTTTGTAAATCAATTAAATCTCTATTAGTATCTGTTACAGTTTTTATTAGCTGTCCTGCAACTTAATATGCTCTAGGTGACTGACTTTGTTGTGCTAAATCTAATATACCTTCTAAAGCATCTCTACCTCTTTCAACTAAATGATATAAATTCTCTCTGGAGTAATCTAAATCTCTTTGAGACTGATCATCTTTAGGTGGCTCAACAACTGTAACTTCTTTTTTTTCTTTTACAATTGGAGATATATCTAAAGTGTCTGCTATTTTATCTTCTTTAGGCTGATGTGTTTGCACTGAACCATTCCTCAAAATTATGTATGTACCCGTAATCGTCATCTTCATCTATACTATCTATGCCAACTGATAATGAGGCATTAGATGTTGGACTTCCGTTTGCTAGTAGACCAGGTGTAGTTGTTGTTCTACTATGTAAATAATATCCAGCTGATGAAGAATTTGTTACATTAACATTTGCAAATACTGTATTGGATGGATGTTGATTTGCATAAACAGTGGATGTGTCCACATGTGTCATAACATTAGCTGTTTTAATAACACCAGTTTTTCTAACTGGACCCCAGAAATAACCTTTCATTGTAAAATTCAATGTATGTATTAAAGCTCTTCTTGTTTCAAAATCTGCTTCATAGGTATCTGATACACTAACATTATTAAGTACAATTGGTATATCTTGTTTCCAACCCATTTCTGGAATTAGATTCATAGTTACAGACCACTCAGGTGTAAAGAAAGGTAATATTTGTTCTACCAATCTTGTAGAATCTTCTGCAGCTTTTGTCATAAGGTTTAATTCAAAACCTATATCATATGGTACAGGTGTGTATGCTGCATACAATTTTTTCTTATCATCACTAAGTGCTGCTACATTTCTATGAATTTTATTTAATTTTCTTTCGGGAGCATAATTATATGAAGTCATTTCAAATGACATACGTGGTAAAGTTATAGCTACCTTTCTATTAAGATCAGGATCTTGTTCTAATCTAGCTAATGCTTTTTCTCTAGGACCATATGCTAATGGTACCTTTATATTTTGTATTATATTACCAGCTGAATCTTTTCTTTGTACAATAAGATCATTAAATAAAGTACCAAATACTATCACATACTTACGTAAATGATTATGTTGAAAATCGTGACCAAACATTAGAAAGTACCACCTTCACTAAATGGATCAGAGTCACTAAAGTCTATAATTGCATCTGCATCCGTTTGTAGTTGTATGTTATCTGAATCTGTTATTGTATCAAAGTCTCTATCTGATTCTGAGCTTGCATCACTTCTATCTTCAGCTTCTGATAATATTCTATTACCTTCTTCTGTAAATAAAGGTGTTATACCATCTTGTAATAATAGTTGGGTGTCTACAAATATATCAGTACTATGTGTATCCATTATAGTATCTACTTCACTAAATCCAGTATTCATTCTTTCACCAGCATACTCAAACAATTCACAAGTAATATCGTAGAATTGTAATGAACCCATTTGATAAAATGTTGGCTCATGCTCTACAAATTTTATTTCAAATATTTTTTTATTTAATGGAAGATAAACTAAATCACCTTCTCTTGGTCTTGATATTGATTGATCTGCTTGAATTGTTTCAGCAAACTCACGACGGGCAACAGAGAATGTAATTCTATCTCTAATTTCTACACCAAACTTACTTAGGAAATCTCCCTCACCTTCAAAACCATCTACATTTCTAATATACATTACAACTTGACTATGAGCAGCAAAGTAACCTTTGCTATTTTCATTAAGTATATCATCTGTGTCAGAATATGTTTTAGCCATATAACCAACATCAATGCCATACATCTTAATTGATTCGTATGCCAAATCATTAATTAAATTTTGTTCGTCTGCATTTCCAAAATGATTGAAGTACAGATTTGTGCCTCTTGCCATTTAATTATCCAGTCAGGTCATGAACGGGTAGAGAATAGCTAACAATCATTTCTTCTTCTAATTTTTGTTTCTCTTCTAAACCCTGTTGCAGAATTTGTTCTCCATTAAATTGAACACCACCA